TAATTGTTGTATTGCCCATGCAACACCATCTCGCCACGCTCTAGCTTTCTCCAAAACATAAAAAGATCGCAGTAAACCTTGATTTATTTCCTCTTTAGTCAGTCCTACCCATTCACGCTTGGGCTTTTCTTCAGGGCATTTGCATGTTCTGGGATTGCCTAAATACCAACACTCGCCACAGTCTCCGCAACACATCTTAAACATTGTTCTTACTCCTTAATTTGGCTTCGATGGCTCGTTGCCATTGCCAGTAAGCGGCTGGATATATGACCAAATATTCTTCGTCAGATGTGCGGACACGCTCTGCCTCAAATTGCTTTTCGAGTTCACGCATCTCCTTATCCGTAAGTCTTACCCATGTGCGTTGTGGTGTGGTGTAAAGTGGAATAATAAGTTCATCGCCTTTTTCTTTAATTTTTTTAGCAAGATTTTCATCTTTAGTAATTAAATATTTATTTTCTGTCATCCATGCCACAGGCTCACTCTGCTCTTGCTTTGGTTGTGGTGTGGTGTAGAGCTTTGTACCTTCTGGCAGTGGTCCATTTGTCCATTCGATGGTATAGCGACTTATGTGAACTTCTGCTACCAATGCCACAGGCTCATCTTTTGTTTCTAATGCTTCAATCAATGCGGCACATACTTTGTATTCATTGTCATTTGGAGAATGAATCTCAATACCTTCATGTGCAAGTTGTAATGCTTCATCTTTAGTCATGCTATTTCCTCAAAAAGGAATATCTTCGTCTGTTAAGCTAAGTCTTGGCTCTTGCCTTAAATTTGGCCTAGCCTGATATTGAGGTTTAGGGGCAAATTCTTCTTTTGCTTCAAAAACAGATGCCCAACCATTCCAACCACCTTCAATTACTGGGAAACATTCAATATTTATTGATTCACCTTTGTCTGTTTGCACCAAAGTACCAATTTTCAACCAGTAATTTTTGGTTTCACCATTTTTGTCAACGTATGTACGCATTTTTACTTTAATGTCTTTTTTCATTTTAAATTCCTTAATGTGATTACTTTTTGATTAACTTCTTCTAAAAACTCTGTAATTTCTAGCTCTAACATCTTGACGTACTGTGCTTCAAACTCAATACGCTTAACAAATAACTGAAGGTTTTCAGGCATTCTTGGGTCAAAACTCACAAAATCACACCACTTTCTGCCAGTACAAGCCATTTGCCATTGCATTTGTGGCAAATATTTGGCAGGTACTTTTTGGCTTACCAAGGTGTCAATGTGTGTAGATGAGTTAGGGCACTTAATTTCTACCAAGCCATCTTCACCTACAAAACCATCAGGACTCGCACCACTCATGTCAATCGTTGGATGGTCAATAAACCCAACTTCCTTAACAAATGTGCTCATCTTCAGCTCATAAGCGTTTCTAGCGTTTGGCTCTTGGTCTGTACCCCATTGCATAGCAGGGCTTGAAAAAGCCTCTCCTACGCTGTTTGTGAGCCTTTCAAGCACCAATTGGGTTGCATAGTTCTCCCTACTAGCACTTGGTCCTGATTTGGTCTTGGCTATGACGTCAGCAACTCGACTGGCAGTTACCTTACCAAGACGCTGCAAATGCCATGCTTCTGTTCTTTGCTCAATCATTTGTCATTCTCCATTTCTTTGTAAAGTTCTAGCTCAGACATGATTAAACGCATAAGGTCAAATCTATCAAGTTCCATGTGTTCAGCAACACCAACTGTGGTTTCTATTAAAGCCTCCAAAGTTGTCCACATTTCTTGGCCTAGAAACAATTGCATGATTTCTTCATGGAGCTGTTCTTTAGTTTTGTCTTTAATTTTCTTCATTTTCTTCCTCTCTACATAATTCACATTCAGGATGATCTGGGTCACGACAATCTGGGTATCTTCTTAACGTTTGCTGATAGCGTTTATAAGACAGCTCCTCCATGTACTCAAAATAGTATTCTTCTTTTAAGTCAATCATTCGTAGGCCTTTTTAAGTTCGTCCTTAACTGCTACAACCTTGGCTTCCCAGTCTTTCTCATGGAAACAGGCAGCATGGGCTATTTTGTAGCTCGCAACCAAGGCTTCTTTGGTTTCAGTAGCTCTCATTTTTTCAATCAAGTGGTCGATTTGCTTTGGATCAACTTGTGATTTAAAAGGCTTTGGAGCACTTGCTTTGTTGCCATCATCGTCTTCTGGAGCAATGCCACAAGCTGCCATCAAACTGTATCTGCGTGCATAAGTTAAGGCAGATGCGTAACCTTGTGGGTCTTGCTTAACTGCTGGAAAGTGAACAATGCCACATTCAAGCATTTCACCAGACTCATGGACAAATACTGTTTCAACCATAACCCCATTGTCGCAATCGTAGTTCTTCTGAAGTAAATAGATGCCATTGTCGTTAAGGCCATCAATAACTGCTTCAATGCAAGCATCAAGAGCTGCGTAACGACTCTTAAAATGTGGGTTAAGGCTAGACTTGAGAGCTGGTCCAAAAGCCTTTTGTGCTTTTACCAATGCTGATGCGATTTGTTTCATGCTAATTCCCTTCTTAATTCTTTAATTTCTTTTTCTAAAAATTCCATTTCGTCATGCAAGCATTCAATGTCAATGCAAAGGGACGCAACTTGTGCTTTGTAATACCCAACTTGAAAGTTAAGTTCATCAGCAATTTTGTATTTTTCCAATGCGTCATTGCATGATTTTTCAATGTGTTCAAATCTGGTCATTTTGTTTTCCTTTGATTATTAAAGATGGCAATGTAAGTGCTTGAACTATCAATTCGTTTTGTTTAATAATTTTTTCGTTTAATTCAATTAGACGTAAAAAAATATCTAGCGTCATTGGTTTTAATTCTTGAATATTCATTTCATGGTCTCCAAAAGAAAAGATCAAACATCACAACCAAAGCAGCTAAAGCGTAAACAACTGTTAACACTCTCTCTGAACGAGTTAACCTTGGTTTCTCAATAGAACATCCATACTCCATAGTGTGTGGAAATGCTTCGTTAATTGTTCTGTGGTACTTCATGGCTTTAAATCTCCTGTTACTGTTAAAGCTAAGTTAATTAAATATGTTGGGTGTGGAATGCCAACCTTAACTTGGTCAAGAATAAGGTTAGCTTGTTGTTTTGTCATTAGCTGTTTAACCATTCTTCGTAGGTTTTAAGGGGTGCGCCATTGTTAGTAATGTCACCACCTTTGCCATCATCGGCACAAGCTAAATATATTTGGTACTCTTGGTCGTTAGTACCACGCAATTTTGTTTGGTATGTATCTAATAATTCAATTTTCATTTCACAGTCCTTTAAAGACCACTACGATGTGTTGTGGATTGATGCTTATTTTAAGCTAGATTAACTACCAGTCAATGCTTTTTGTTAAGTAGTTTCCCTAGTGTTGTATTTAGTTAACTTAATTGTTGTAAATCTGCATTACCAGTATAATTTAAGCATGATTACCAAAAAAGAAGCTATACAGTTTGCAGGATCAGTTACAGAACTAGCCAAGATATTGGGTATTTCTAAAGCTGCTATTTCTCAATGGGGTGAAATTCCACCACAGGCAAGAATATGGCAAATGCAATCTTTACATCCTGAATGGTTTCTTTTTAGATAATCTGTGTATAATTGTTTTCATCTAGAGTGGCATCTAGACGAAAGACGCTAATTGTTGAACCCCATAGTTTCCTGTGTGGTCTTGTCAGACGGCAAACAATTCTTTTGATTAGCGTCAATCGTTTGTTGTTGCTCTCGCCAAGAGCCAAGACCACAGAGTGAATTATGGGGTTTTTGCTTTTGGACAATCTAAATGCGGTACGTCGGTGGTTTGGATTGAGACACCCTGAAACACGAGCAAACCAAATCAGGGAACGTGGGCGAATTGCTAGAGCGTGGTGGTTTTAAATAGTCTGGCATAGTGCGATGCGATGACATGGCTCCGAAGGGAAAGTCTCGAAAGCATAGAGCGAAACTGATGTTTTGACACGGTTAGGCTATGCTTTGCTCAAACAATCACCAAAGGGAAACATTATGAAGATAACAAATAAAGAGAAGTTATTAAGTAAGAGTTTTAAACATAAAGTAAATGAAGAATACAAATCTAAATCAAGTAATGAAATAGCTGAATTACTTAAAGTAAATAAAGATTTTTTA